CGGGCAACAAACCGAAAATCACTTTTCGCGGAACCTGGACTCGCGTTACGAAATAGCCTCCGCACCACCCACGATCTCGGGTCTTTTGGCGTGTAAGACGATAATCACCGATTAGGTGACCGTCGCCGTATCCGTCCGGACCAAAGATACGACTGTCGACTGGGATACTCTCTAATAACTCACGATACATTGTGGGAAACAAAAAGTTAAGTCCCTTTCTGATACAGAAGTTGTGGAAAGTGTAAAGGCCAGCCAACGACCAGTTGCTTTTCTGGTAGAATGGCCGAACGTCATGCCCTAAGAAGTAATCCCCGCCACATGACTCACGGAACGGTCCCGAGGTGAAACTCTTTTCTGAGTTAATTTCGAAACCGAGACAAGTAAACACCTCCTGCAACGTCGAAAAGACCGAAACAGGGAGTATAATATCGTCTCCGTAAACACTGACATCGGGGGTTACATTTTCTTCAACACAACACGCAACACTCACTGCGTAAAACAGGAGGGACTCCAATTCAAAGGTAAAGCCGTTCCCCATAGAGGAGAACTTTTCTAACCTGAATGAAGTATCAAAGTCTTTACAATAAATATCACGCGTCCTCAGATTGGACAGAAAATCGTACCAATCATAAGGCAGCAAATCCATAACAACGGAATTTGCGATTGTGTCTGAAGCGCTAGACAGATCAACTGTCGCCAACGAACCGGAAAGCGAGGCAGTGCGGGCCCTCTGACGATTTGAGCTTTTACTTTCGCTCTGGTCAAAGAGGTCAACACCAACACAAGCTAACCTGTGCTTCATATAACGGCCCACACCTTTTTGTACGTAAGTATTAAAGGCTGGCTCGACTATTATGGAGCGGTCGGTTTTAGCGTTCTTAGCTACAAACATTAGCTCCCCAGGCAAAACAGTGACAGGAACCAGCCAAGAATCTTCATCCTCGGCTGACTTCCAGAAGTCACTTATCAGGGGAACTTCCGACAGAACGTCAGAAATAACGTTCGTCATGTTTGCAGAACACGCGGGAGGGGCTGATAGCTTCCAACGGGGAGAGGTGTTTTTCTTCACGTTGACGTTGCTACCGGGTCCAAAACCAAAGTTGAGACTAGATAGATCAGGGACAGGGCCTAAGATTGCGGCGATTTTACGCTGAGCCATAAAAAGAATGGACTCAACGCGAGAGTTAAATAAACTCCCGCTCGCTCTCTTTCGGAACTGTATATTCGTCTGTCGACAAAGGTTTTCACTCTGCACGAACTTATCAAAAGCTACACGCTTGCGGTCAATCCCTAAAGGGAGGTCCAAATTCTTAGAATAGAATCCAAGAATTTGTCTAATCCCAATAATACTAGAGACGCTGCTAGCATAATGATAATCAAGACTATAAGACGTGAGATGCTCCAAGTCTTCAAAATATTCAGAAGATGGAAAAGCGTCCGATACGTCGACGTCTTGAGATATTGCCCGTGCAAGTCGGCTCGACAAGAGCTGGCTCGTGGCATAATCGTACTCCCTAAAAAACTGTTTCATAATAAAACTCCTCAAGAGATAATAAAAGAAACTAACAACCGACTGCTTTTACCAGGCTGAGTTTAGCTCATCAACAATATCGATAAGCTGGGCATCAGCCAGAGCATGCATGAAGAGCGTACGTAAATCTTTACGCTCTTGCTTGGTGCTCTTGGCAGGCAGCAAAAAGTCGCATTTCACTTGTGAAAAGCGAGCGACATCGGCTGAGGGTACGGCTACGCCATCGCCACCGGTAGGTAGAGTCATCGACACTGTGATACGGTTAACCCCGGATGAATTCTTCGCCCTGGCCATCGATACGATCAGCTGCTTCTGTTGATGTTTGTACAGAATTGCTGCGTCGCTGTCAAGCCATGTTGCAGGCGAATCAGTCACTGGATTAAACGTGTGATTCACAGGTGTACTGGCACCATCTGCCAGAGTTATTGCGGCCATAACGCTCATAAGATACTCCATAAAGGGTACTGTTGACTTCAGCGAAAGTGCTGAGCTATCAACGCAAGAGAATCAAGGGCATGCCTGAATGTCGCGAACTCCGAAAGATTTCTTATTTTCGGGGCCGGGGCATTTAAACTTACAGGCTCCCTTGTTACTTCAATCTCCGAACGGAATAACGCAACGGGATCATCCGGAACAAACGTTCCAAGAGGTGGGCTCGTGCATACGCCGTGCTTGTAAGTCGTCGAAAAGAACGACAAAGGAGAAATGTCACCGAAGAAACTTCGTACTCTCAAGTAAGTGCCGATGGGAACAACCCAGTCAGCAACGAAAGAATACGGTACAAGTTCCCAGGCAACACTTGCGACGTCTCTCAACCCGAGGGACGCACTGGGACTATAGTCCTCAGCGAGCACCAAGCGCAAGTTCTTTGAAGTAAAGCATTCGCCAGGGATGACTGAACTAGTCCAGGCATCCACACAGTGACCAGCCACTTTCCGATGGACTCGATAAGTCCTCGTGAGCGGTTTATTGGTTAGAGCGAAGAAAGCATTCGCCGCCTCCTGAATATCAGAGAGGAGCGGGCGCCAACCGAACTCGTATTCCAAAAACAATTGCTGGGTTGTGCGGCGTTTTGCCTTTTTCAGCGTACGTCCAAATATCCGTTGGAGCTTAACCAAATCACCGGTTTTGCAATATTGGATAATCTGAACCAGCTGACGGGCACGAAGTGAGACCATTCTCAAAGACTTTTCGCCTTCTCCAAGGAAAATCGCAGCGTTAAAGCTATGTGCTGCAACTTGTTCTCGGAGTTTATCATACAGGCGTAAGTCGTCGTTACTGGACCATACAAAGGAAAACCCGATGTCGCCACACAAAGTACGAAACGTACCTTGATGACAATTTTCGGGCTGACCAGCGTAGCATCCGACGACAAATGGATCATCTACAGACGAACTGACCATATGGTAGTAATTCTCGGAAGAGCGATCAGAAGATATATTATCATCTCCTGACCATCCCTTCTCTGAACGAAAGCCAACCGGACCGGGGGTATCACCCCCCGACCAGGCAGTACGATCAACTAATCTGTAGCCCGTAGACATTGCCTATTAACCCCTTACATATAATTGAAGTATTCCAACGCAGCTGAAAAATTATCATGCGCGGAGATTCCGTTGTCACCACCTTCGATGACAGCCACAATTGCATTCAAATTCGAACCAAGCACACCATAGTAAGCACCGAGGCCTTCGGCCTCAGCCCAATTGGTGTAAACGGCAGAACTTGTTGCATAATGAAGCTGTGTACTCAGTGCGACAACTTCCTCTTCAGTCATGATAAACTGCATTAAAAACCTCTCGAAAGGGAG